CATTTAAGTGCAATTAACGTGCCATTTTCAAATGCCGTCAACATGATGCTGTAGCCTTCTGTGGTTGATTCGGTATACAACACGTTTACCTTTACTTCTAAAGGTTCGTTTTTGCCAACCGTTAGCACTGCATAGCTACCATCAAACGTGTATGCTTCGCCAGTAACTTTGGTAAGTGTAACCACATCTACTGATTGGCTGCTTCCTGAAATATCCGTGAATGCACCAGTACCACCTGATTGGTAGCTAATGGTGGCGGCTGCTCCTGATAATGCACCTGTGGTTTGTGCCATGGCTGGTAATCTCCTTTACTGCACAATTTCAACAAATGTGAGTGTGCATATTACTCCGTGATAGTTTCGGCCCGATCCGTTCACATACTCAATTACCTGTGCACGTTGTGTGAGTAGGGTAAGTGTGTATGTTTGACCTGATAGCTGGCGTGCCTGTTCAATGTATGCAGCCATGTATGCCTGGTACACGTCTGCAATATCCATTAACCCCAACCCCATGCCTACTGCACGCAATAAGCAGGTGTCTGTAATAGTCCATTCGGTATTCATTACGTGGCCAGCACCACCCAATGTTTGCACCTTGGTTCGCTGTGACATCATGCCAACTGGTGACACAATCCGCGTTGGCAAATCACCAATTTCTTCACTATCTTTTAGTGTAGTGCCTGATCGCACCAGCACTGTAGTACCAGATAGCTGTACATTGAGTGATGTAATAGCAGTGATGATTGCACTAATGTTACTGGCCATTAGCTACGCTTCCTGTAGGGTTCGAGTGTCTGCTGTACATCTGTAGGTATACGTGGTGCCTGCAGGATAACGCCATCTGATGAGAGAATAGCGCGATCACTATCTGGCGTGCCTTCGCGTGCACGATAAATAAAACTGCCTAAACGCAAACACGCTGCCACAATATCAGATGGTGGCGTGATTGAGTAGGCAAATCTGCCAGTAATGGCAATGGCAATATCAGGAGTGCCAGTATAGGTCCAAATGTAGCTGGTATTCATCTGAATCTTAATGGCATATGCTGGCGTGTAATTGGCAGGCAACAGTACCACCACACTGCCTGGCACGGTTTGGCCATTGCCATTCACAATTGTTGTTAGCTGGCACAAATCGTAATCCAGCATCAATGTATTGTTCATAGCGTCAACGTTGCCCCCATACCGAAAATCAAGTGCATTGTAATACCGTGTGGTATCTGCAGGGCATTCAAAAATACGGTTGGTGTACGTTTCTACCATCGATTGTGCACGCGTGGCAGCATATCCAAGTTGGGTATCATCACTGGTACTGGTGGCACCAATGTATGATCGTAAATCTGCTGTACTGATATATGCCATAGTGGTTTATTCCTTTGGCAGACGTTTTACCCGTCGTGGTGCCTGCTCTTGTGGTACATCGATAGCTGGCACGTCATCTGGTACTAACACTGCACGATTGGTGGCAATCAGTCTGGTGCCTTCACTGGTGGTGACGTCGATAACATCACCACCAGTGTGTACCACCATGCGTGTGCCTACCATTCGTGCAAGGCTGTTATGAAGCTTTACACGCATATAGTATTACTCCTACGATGCAGGATTTACACCATACACGAATGCTTCAGCCTGTGTCACGTCACCACCCCAACGTACCGTACAGAAAATAGCGGTTTGGTAATTCGCCTGGTACAGGTATGGATTGCGGCTGATTTCCAAACCAAGATTTTCCACAAATGCATAGTAATTGAAGTTACCAAACAAAATGGCCTTGGCACTGGCCCCCAATGCGGCAATCTTATCAGACACTGCCACCGGTTTGGTATACAGGCTGTTCATATCACCCATAGGGGTTGGTTGGAAGCTAAAGAAATTGCCAGTGAGTGCACGAATGGCACCTAACGTGGTGTTACGCATTACCCAACCAACGCTGCTGGTATCGTCTGCATACCATTCAGGCAATTTGTGTACGATGTTTAGAATGTCGTCTTTATCAACACCAGATACACTAGCCAACGTTTCCGAAACAGTGGCACGTGCCAAGATACCATAAGGTTGTGACGATCCCGTACCAACCAATTGATACTGATTCAAGTGGCGTGCATATGCGCGGCCTACTTCGCGTGCAATGAAGCCCTCCAAATCCATGGCCTGATCACGCAACAATTGATTTGAAATCTTCATACCCAATGATGCAGTGTAGATGGTGATGGCACTGCCAGCAAAGGTTGGTTCATCTTCATTGAATGCGTTGGATTCAGCAACAAAAGCGAAATCGGATTTTTCATCTTGATTTGCAATGTTGAAAATTTGGCCACTGGTGGTGTAGCGTTGCATAGGCAGCTTGGCACCAATCCACGTTTCGTCACGGCGATCAGTGATTTGTTTGGCATAGTCTTGTGGTACTAAGAAACCACCGTTTGCATTGGTGCCTTCTACTAATACGGCCTTGGCAGCGATTTCGTCACCAGTACGCATCCAGTGTTTGAGTGCATCCATTTGGTCATTGCTGTTGCCCATGGTGGTAAGCTTTTTGGTAGCTGGTGCATTACCTGCAACGACACCACCACCGCGTACCGGTTCGCCTGCCATTTCTTCAATGGCGGCCTTGACTGCATCTTTGATTAATTGATCTGACATGGTTGTAGATTCCTTTGATGTAAGTGTGTGTATATTGCTACTGTTACTTGCAGGGCCGCTGTTGCCAGCCTGTAGCACTGCCTTCGTATCAGAAATAGCCATGGTTCGTGGTTCTGCTGGTGTAGGGGTTAAACTAATCTCCCCAACAATCCAACGTTTCAATTCGCCACCATCACGCACCACTAAATGTGATAGTGCACCTGTAGATAATCCTAGCACACCACGTTTTACCAGTGCCATCACCTGCTGTGCATATTTGTGGCGTTTGTCAATTTCAATATCAACATCGATGCCTTCGCTATCAGGCTGCCACATCTTCACCGTGCCAATTTGTGACTGCAAATCTGATAGGCCGTGGTCATAATACACTGGCATGCCAACAAATGACCGTGTATCACCAAAATCTGTTTGTGCAGTGAATCGATCGCCCGTTAAATCTTTGCCACCAAACACCACGCCACGGCCGCGTACCACGTAATCAGAAATTTGTTTCACTGCATACTTCATTGATTCATTCCAATCAGCTGGCGTGCAAAATCTCGCACTGATTTGGCCATTTCGTCACGCCACAATTGTGGCAATGCAGCAACAAAATCAGGCCCTTTGCGTTTAGCCAGTGCAATTAGTTTTGCCTTAAATTCCTCAAACGTTGCATCGCCTTTATAACGGCCCCATGTTGACACTGCAGCAGGTACATCGTCTGGTGTCACAATTGGGAAGTTTCGTGTATCTGGCAAAACAAAATCACTTGCTGGCATTGCTTCGCGTTCTTTTGGCGTGGCGTTGCGATCAGCAGCAGTGCGAATGGCCATCATTGCATCAGGTTCGTATTCGTACATTTGCATGCCAACCGGTTCTGCTGATTCCTGCATTGGCGTTTCTGCCAGCTCTTGTGCATCCATTGGTTCTGCCATCATTACAGCACGCAATTGCCAGCGTAATTTTTGATGGTACATTAAACGGTCCTGCAAGAAGTTTTGCACGCCATATTGCATCACTTCACCAGCCATCATGATGCCACCATTGATGCAGTCAATAATGTACAGGTTATCCATGCTAATGCTGGCAATGAGTGCATCTAGTGAATCGTCAGCAGTGGTGGTATCGATTGGTTGGTGCATGGCTAATTGAAACAACGTTGCTGGTGCCTTGTAATCGAGTGCACGCAATGTTTCGGCAATGCCATCAATTGCATCATCAAGTGCTTCATAGATTTGTTCAAAAAATGCATGGTATTGTGGAAAATCTTCACCTTCCACATTCCAGTGTGCAGCGTGTGTTTTGTATTGCAAAAATACCGTATTGGCTAATACTTTGCATACTTCCATGGCCAAATCATCTTGTGTGGCTTTTACTGCCTTCATTGGCACTGATGGCACCATTCCCATCATTGGTGATGGATTTGGCATACCATCATCACCTAATGCCACCATGTGATTTACCAAATCTTGTGCAGTTTTACGTGCAGTGCGAATGATATTCATATCCGCTTCAGAGTGTCTGCTACCTGCTTTTACTTCCATCTTGTTTATCTCCTTCAAAATCGATTGCACCCAATCCCTGCCTGCATCGCCACCCCAACCGTTCCATGCCTGCCAGCCACGGCCCTGATCAGTCCAGGTGCTGCCTTGTTTATCCACTGCATGGCGTGCAAAATAACTTGCCATGCGCTGTATGGTTTCTAATGATACCGGTTCCCTATTCGCCAATTGCTGTGCACGTGCCAACCCAACCAACGTCATGCCGCGTTCACTTGCAGGTTTGGATTCGCGTACATC